GTGCTTTTCCAGCAATTCGGACGCGCGCTTCCACACCGGCGGGATGTAGCCATAGCGGAATGGGTCTGATGCCTCGCGCGCGATCAGTTCTTCGCGTGTTTTGAGATACTTCCAGCCTTCGTCCGGTCCCAGTTTCTCGAGCAAGTCGAGATCGACCTGCATGACAGGGTGCAGCGTGGGCTTGAAGCGTTGTGCGTGCTCGTTCACTAAGCGGCAATCGCCTCCATGACCATTTGCATGGGCTTATCGTTGCGCGTAGACAGCCTCAAATACCTGCGCAGTCCCTCAATCTGCTCTTGGTCGCCGCGCATCCAGCCGGTGCCGTCACAGGATTCCACGCCATGCTCGTGGCACTGCCAAAGGCGGCGCTCGGTATTGACGCGGCCGACATGGACGCGCTTCCAATGCTTTGCCCAAACCCCAAGCGTAGACCACTTCCAGTCGGTTGATCCTCCGACAAAAATGACTTCAGCGTCGGTCGGCACATCGTGAGGCTCCATGCCATCTTGGACGACAAAAGCCAGCGGCACATGGGGCGCGGCGGCGCGAATGCGGGCTGACCATTCTGGCCACAGCGCTTTTGTTGCCTCCTTGTCAGCAACCACGTCTGGAGCCGCAATCCACCTCGGGCGCTGATGTCCGCGTGCTCTGTCGATAAGTTCAAGAAAAGCGCCTTCGTCCCATCGCTTGTTATTTTTCCAAGCAGTGAATGCTCCGTTGTCCAAGGCGTATGGCAGCCAGCTCGGCGGTCGGCGCCATCCACCCGGGCTAATGAGCCATCCGATTCTGCCCTCGTGCTTTCCGGCCAAGTAGCCGATTTCGATGCCCGAGTTATTGGATGGCATTACCAGCATCGGCAATCGCTTTCAGTCTGACTTGGCACGCCCCGCATTGACCGCACGGCTCGTCGCCGCCCGCGTAGCATGACCACGTTTCTTCCAGCGGCACGTTTAGCCGCCATGCAATATCGACCACCTTGGCCTTGGTGCGCACAATGTACGGAACGTGAACCTCCATGCGCCGCGTGTGGCAGCACCGCAGGGCAAAATTGAGGTGCTTTATAAAGTCGGCGCGGCAATCGGGATAAACCTCGGCATCGTCGCCATTCACCGCGCAGGAAACCGCCGTGCATCCGTGCGAGAGCGCATAGCTTGCCGCCATAGCTATCAGCACCATGTTGCGGTTTGGCACTACGGTTGGTTTCCCGACCAGCGGTTCGGTTCCTGTGGTCAGCGCCGACCGCTCAAATAGCTGCGGCGGCAGGGTAATTTTGTCGTAAGCCACGCCCAGCTTGGCGCAAGTCGCCTCGGCAAACGTCAATTCTTTGATGTGCCTCTGCCCATAGTCGTAGAGCAGGCAATGGGCTTTGTGGCCTTGATGCAGAAGGTCGTAAAGCAGGGTGGTGCTATCCAGCCCGCCCGACATGAGATGAGTGAATTTAGCCATATCAGTTCTTGGTCAGAATCACGTTTGAGGTTGGCGTTTCGCGGACTTCGACGCGGGAAAGCAGCGGCAATCGCGGCTGCAATTCGCGCCAAAGCCACGCAGCAAGGTTTTCGGCAGTGGTCGCGCATGGTAGGATGTCGTTGAGGTTGCGGTGATCAAGGGACGCCACGATCGGTTTCACCACGGCGCTGATGTCCGCGTAGTCCTGCACCCACTCGCCGTCGATTGGGCCGGATACGCCAATCAGCACTTCGTAGCTATGTCCGTGCAGGCGATGGCATTGATGGTCTGCCGGGAGATGTGGCAGCGAGTGCGCGGCCTCAAAGCGGTAGGTTTTAGTAATTTCGTATTTCATTAAATAGATTGGGCGCTGGCTGGTTGGCGCTCGGACCCTCCCCAGGGCCGATTTTGTCAAGCCGAGCCAGCGCCCAAAATGTCCAAAGTCGGATTCTCCGCAGCAGCGAGCTGGTCGATGCGCGCAGTCAGCCACCGGCCGTTGTCTTCGCGGCAGACGGTGACGTAGTCGTTTTCAAGGCCACCCTGCGCGACAACGTAGAGCACGCGGCAGGTGCCGATGCCGTCTACCTCGACGCGGAAGTTTTGCGGGGGCCAGGAGATCATATGAAAAAACGAGACAGGGCCACCGGCATTTCAGTGCCCAGATGCACATTGGAGCCAGTGATGGTTAGCGTTCCCTGTCTGTCGGCGCCCGCGCTATGCCATTGCTGGCATGGTGCCCCGACATCATCGGGATATTCGCAGCGGACTGCCGGTTTGTTTTGCCGGGAACGGTGCTGCAGCACCTTTTCAGCACGCGGGTTGCCAATCTTGCGGCTCCAGTGGGACATGGATTTTAGCTCCATGCAGGCGGATAAACCGTGGATGCCTCCCGAGATCGATGTGGCGGGTCGAAGCCCTGCTTCACTGCCGCTCATCCGTGTTACCATGCTGCCCGGACAAAGAATGTGCAGGCGCCCCACTCGTCTCGCTCGGTGGAGCTGGGCATCCCGGAGATGGTCCGCGGCGTCACACCACATGAACGCCGGCGAGAACCCGCTTGAGCCTGCAACTTGAAAGTCATTTACATTGTTTGCGCTTGCGCGCGGCGAAGGCGGCGGCGAGGGCGGGCAGGTTGTTGCTTGCGCGGTCGCGGCCGACTTCGTTGAAAAGTTTGATGGCCTGCTTTAGCTTGGCCCTAATCTCTGGCGTGTCTGTCGGATGACTCGTCAGGTCGTACATGTCTCGGGGCTTAGTCATAAATTGTTACCCTCCATAGCCCGATTTGAGCCACCGCATAGCCCAGCCAAATTAGGCCATGCCAGTAGCGGTGCTGGATGAGTCCCAAGTCAATGGCGACCGTGAAGTAGATCAAGCCGACCAAGGCGATGAGGACGCCGGAGGTCATCGCTTGTTGAGCGCCTCTTTTAAGTCTTGTCGAGTGTAGTGCAGGTCGGCCAACAGCACCTCGTTGGATTCGCTCATTTCGTTGGCGATCCTTCTGGCCTCGCGCAGCTCCTGCTCAAGGCGCTCAATGTGCGCACACGCTGCGTCGATAGCTTCGCCGGCCTTTCCTGGCTGCGGCTGCGGGATGCTGTCATCGCCGCGGCGCCAGCGGTTGAAGTCGCGGAGGAAGGTGACGATTTCCGGCGTGGTGGTCATCAGCGCGCTTTGGCGGTCTTGGCAGATGCGCGGAATGCTTTGGCGGTCGGAGCGCCGGCAGAACCGGGCTTGCGCATGCGTTCACCGCTTCCGGCGGCGATGCGGGCTTTTTTGGCGTGAATGTTGGCGTATAGTCCTGCGGGTTTTTTCATGGTTTGTTTTTTCTGATGGCTTCTCGGAAAAGGTATTGGATCAAGTAAGCGCCGGTTTCCTCGTCGCTGCTGGTGATGTGCTTTAGGAAATCCTGCACAACGTGATACAGCTCATGGACGAGCGATCCGGTGTCTGAGGCGTCTTCAATCCAAACGACCGCTTGGCCTCCGCAGCACATCGCCCAGGCGGCGTCGCTGTCGTCGGGCTGGTTGTCGGGGTCTTTGGGGTCAAGCTGGAGAATGCTCGCACACCGCCGGATCGCCGACGCCTGTGGTGTTCCGCAATAGAACTCCACGACCAAACCAAAGGTCTGCTCTCGGACAACGAACCGGCGGGTGCGTTTCATTTAGGCGGCCTTCTTGAGCCGGAGGTTGGCGTAGTGGAGTGCGAGGCGGGCTTTGAAATTTTCCCACAGCGGTTCCGCGGAGAAGATCCACGACACCTCGAAGTCGTCCGGTGACTCTTTGCCGATGCGCACGATCCCGCGGCGCTGGACCTTCATGTCCGGGCGGTTCTCGTTCCAGAGTTGCTCGTAGCCGGCCAACTGGATCTTGTGCGCGCCGACAATTGCTTTGGATGTCTTCCAATCCAGCAAGACGATCTTGCCGTTGCGGTCGCGGCTGGGCGCATCGATGGTGCCGCCGTAGAGGTATTCCTCGGAGACCAACTGCACTTCTGGCTCAATGACGGTGAGACCTTCTTCGTCCCACCAGCGCTTGAAGTTGTTGAACGCGATGGTGGCTTTCTCGACATCCGCGGGGCTGAACTCGGAGAGGTCGGCAACGTGGTTGTGGAGGAAGCACTCAATGAGGAAGTGCGCGATGGTCCCGATGTCGGCGGCCTTGTCGCGGACCTTGCGGTAGTCTTGGCCATCCATGCCGAGCTTCCATGCCCAATGAATGAGGCCGCTGCTGTCCTCGCCGATTTTGGCGATGGTGCTGGCGCCGGGAACATCGGTGCCGTCTTTGAGCGGATACTTCTGGTGGGCGCGGGTCTTTTCGAGGCGTACGATTTTGCGTCCGTCCTCAGTGAAGCGATCCGGCTCGGCGGGCTTGGCGGCTTTGGAAGGGGAACGGCGTTTTGCCGCCCCCCTTTTGACTGTGGTGTTTTTGGCTGGCATGAGGGTTACCAGGTGATCTCTTCGTCGTCGGTGCCGGTCTTGGCTGCGGCGCGCGGGGCTTCTTCTTCGTTGTCAAACGGCGAAATGTCGCTCGGCGACTTGTGCTGAACCAACTTGGTAATGCGGACGAAGCGGGGCTGCAGCGTCACGCCAAGACCAAGGGCGGTGTTCCAAAAATACAACTCAAAGGCCACCTTGCCCTCACTGCCATTGCCAACGCGGCAAATGACCTCGTTGCCATCGGGCCTAGTGACGTTTGGCTTGCGGTCCCACGGGCCTTTTTTGGTGTTAATGACCGCCTTGACGCGGAACTTGAACTTAACAACGCCGTCGTTCGCTTCCCACGGCAACGAAGCGCGCTTGAGCTTGGGTTTGCCGGTTTCTTTGAGTTGATCGGCGTAGTATTCGTCATACTTGGCCGAAATGGCGTCGATGACGGGTTGGGCGGCGTCTTCATCAACAAGCAAGTCGAGCTTATACTCGCCAGCTTCCTTGTATTTTGTGTCGGGCTGCAGCAGGTGCGCCCACTCAATGGTGCCAACAGGCGTTTTGATGGTTTCGGGTGTTTTGCTTTTCATGTGGTTTGTTATGTTGTTGGGTTGGTACTAAGGAAATCGGATCGGCGGACAAGTGTGAGAAAGTCTTGGCCGCGCAGCGTGACCAGCCACTCCTCGCCGTTGCGCTTGTGGGCGACGACTGGGAAGAGCTTGGCCTTGGCATCGCGGATGGCTTGGGCCATCCAGTCGCGGATCTTCACGACCTGGCAGAACTTTACCTCAAAGTGGAAGTCGGGCAGGCACGGGCAGACGACATCGGGCGAGTCGCCGAGGCCGCTGAACTGCTGACCGCGGCGGATGCCGGAGTCGCCGAAGGCTTCGCGCAACTCGTCTCTCCACATGCGTTCTCCGCGGGCGCCTTTGGCTCGACTATTCATTGATCGCCTCCCAGAGTTGTTTGTCCGGCGCGTAGACCGAGCCATCGCTGTCGCTGGTGCGTCCCGCGGGTGCGGTGCCTTCAAAGCGGGTGAGCGAGGGACGCCATGTAAGGTTGAGCGTGCCGGTGCGGCCGGCGCGGTGTTTGGCAACGATCAGCTCGGCGTCTTGCACTTCCGGTTCCTCGTCTTGCACGGCGTAATACGCGGGACGGTGGATCAGGCAAACGATGTCGCTGTCCTGCTCGATGCTGCCGGACTCGCGGAGGTCGCTAAGTTTTGGGCGGTTGTCGCTGCGGTTTTCGGCTTGGCGGTTGACTTGGGCGGCGGCGACAACCGGGATGCCGAGTTCCATCGACATGGCCTTCAGCCCGCGGGAGACAAAGCCGACTTCGTTCTCGCGGGACTGCGCGCCGGAATGGCTGACGAGCTGCAGGTAATCAACGAAGATGCACTTGACGCCCCAGCGGCGGACGGCGAGACGGGCGCGGCCGCGGATGTCGAGGAGCGTGAGGCCGCCACGATCGTCTACATAGAGGGGTTCTGTGGAAAATTGCGTGGCGGCGTCGAAGATGCGGTGCTTGATGCTGGCGGTGAGGAAGCCGTTCCGAATGATCTCAGTGTTGGTCTCGGCGCGGCCGAGGACTACGCGCGCGGCGAGTTCGTTCGCGGGCATTTCGAGGGAGAAGTAAACGACCGGCACTCCGCGGCGGGCCATGTTGTCGGCCATGTTGAGCATCAGTGCGGACTTACCCATGGCGGGGCGACCGGCAACGATGGTGAGCTGTCCTCCGCGGAGACCGCCGGTGACCTGGTCGAAGTCGCGGATGCCGGTCTGCAGTCCGAGTTTCCGGCCGCCAGACATGAGCGCTTCTAGTTCGTCGAGGAGTCCGGGGACGATGGCGCTCGGCGCGCGCATGGAGTCGGTGGCGGTGGTCAGCGAAAGGCTCAAGACCGCTTCGCCGGACTGCTGGAGGACGGCGTCGGCATCGGTGGCCAAGTCCTGCGCGGCGGCTTGCATGGCAACCGAGGCGTCGATGATGCGGCGGCGAGCATGGAGATCTCGAAGGGTTTGCGCGTGATATTCAACGCCCGCGGGACCGCCGGCAGACTGCGAAAGAAACTCGGTGATGGCGCCGGCGCCGCCAACGAAGTTCAGCTTGTGCTTCGCGTCGATCCGCTGCGTGGTGGCGATAAGGTTCGGCGTGCCGCCCTCGCTGCGGATTTCGGTGATGGTCTCAAAGACCAGCCGGTGCGCGGGTGTGAAGAAAAGATCGGCGTGAAGACCGGCGACTTCGTCAACGAGGCGCGGGTCGGCGAGCAGACTGCCGAGGACGGCTTGCTCGACTGCTGGCGATTGGGGCACAGTGCGTTTCATGAGAATCTCCCTTCGTCGTCGTCATCGCTCATCACTATGACAATGAAGATCAGCGCGCACATCAGCAGGCTGAAGAGCGTGAGTTCGCTGACGCTCATTTTCTTTCTTCCTCCGGGCGAGCTGCGCGCGGCGCCGCTCCCAGCGGTCGCAGGCGGCATCGACTAAGCGAAATGATTCTTCGAGCCATGGCGTGATGTGGTGTTCGGGCGGTGGTGGCGGCTGGTATTCGTGGTTAGCCATGACTGGTGACTACTTTCTGTCGTGGCGTGTTCTGTAGGCATATGTTGGCAAATGTAGGCATGGGAATCAAGGGTTTTTTGGGCGGATGGGCCATTTTTTTAGGTGGCGAAAATCGCGGGGTTCGGTGACCGAGGTGACCTCGCCGCAGACGCCGCAGGTGTCTTGGTGCCAAGTCGAGACGTGGCCCTTGGGCATGCCGCGGCCGTGGGCTTGGCCGCAGGGGCGGCAGATCCAGTCGGGGTAGGGCGGCGCAAAGATGGTTTCGTAGTTGCGCCGGTAGCGGTCGCCGTTGACCGGCCGCGGGCTGTCGCCTTTGCCGGCGCTCATAGTTCGTGGCCTTCTGGTGAAGCAAACTCGTCTTGCGAGAAGATCGGCTTGCCAGATTCTTCGAGGAACGGGAAGTGGCGCAAGCAGGCGGACGCGCGGCCGCGCAGCTCCTTGACCGTCTTTGGCCGCGTGCTGTGGTGCAGCAGGTCGGCAAGGAGCTGGCGGGTGCGGCGTAGCGCCCAGTATTGCTCGTAGCGAAGGCTCATCGGATGGCGGCGGCTTCCTCAATGGCGTCGGACGCCTCGTCGGCGACTTCGTTGTTGGGCTTGACGCAGCGCTTTAGGACGCGGATGAGGCGATTGTTGCTGCGGATCAGCTCACGGACGCGGTCTTCCAGCGAGGCAGTGTTGTCTGCGAAGTTGTTGCCGAAGCCGATCTCGCCGACCACCAAGTCGGGCACCATCATTTTGCCCTCCTTGCCGACTTACCGAAGAGCCAGGTGTTGCGGCGCGCGGCGCTGACCGTGGCCAGCCCGCGGCTCTCAAGGAAGCGGTCGCACGCGCGGTGAATCTGGAGGTGGTGCATCCGCGGGTAACCCGGGACGCCTTCCTCCAGCTTGATGGGGCGGCCGTTCTTAGCGTGCATCGCGGTCCTCCTGACTCATGGCGAGCTGCGCGACTAGTGCGCGCAAAACCATGATAGTGCTGATAGCCTCGTCGGCGATCTGCTCGAGGTATTCGACGTTGACGTTGAGTTTGGTTTTCGGCGCCTTGGGGGCGCTCGCCTTTTTCTTGGTGCTTTTGGCGGGTTTCATAAAATTACTGGTCAAATGTACAGGGAGGGTTGGACAACGGCTGTCCTAGACCCCGAATTGGTTAGCGATTCGGCGACATCGTTGAGCAAGTCCCAGTTACCGGGCTTCCGGTGCTTGTTTGGGTCGTAGCGGACGCTGACGCGGTTGCTGATGTCGTCGAAGGTCCAGAAGACGAACTGATTGAGGTCGGGTAGGTAGGCGGCGAGCACGTCGAAGTCGTGGATTTCGTAGGGGCGGGCTTTCAGTCCGCCGGTGGCGCGCTTGACGGAGACGTGGTAAGCTCCGCGGTCGATAGTGGCGGTCTTGACCTGCACGGCCAGCGGCCGGACGCCGTCTCGGGTCAGTATCACGTCGGCGGTCTGGGCGTGGCCGAAGGGCGTGAAGATCTCCCAGTCCTGCACCATCGCCCCGGCAATGAAGAGGGTTTCGGAGATTTCTCCTTTGCGGCAGGCGGACAAGACGGCGCCTCCGGTGATGGGGGCGTGGATGCCGTCTTCGAGGGCGAATAGGTTGCTCATAGGGTTAGGCTGCGTTTTCTTTCGCGAACTGCTCGCGCATCTCGGCCAAAGAGCGCTCGAGGGCGGTTTGTTTGGGTTGGCCCTGCACAGGCAAAGGGATCGGCTGGCGCTGTTGGCGCAGTTTCTGCAGCTCGTCGGGGAAGACGACGCCGGAGTAGTTGTTAACGATGGCGCGCTCCATCTTTTCGACCGCATCGCGCTCGTTGAACTCGGCCAACTGCTTGAGCAGTCGGCGGGCGCCAATCTCAGTGAGGGGCGACCGCTTCTGGCGCTTGTGCTCAATTAAATCAACCCAGACCGCAGCGAAACCCGGACCATGCGGCAGGGGCAATGATGCTGGGTCAAATTTGGGAGCGGTGGCGCGTTTTGGTTTGTCGGCCCTTTCCGAAGAAGAAGGTAGCGAAGGCGATGAAATCGCCGGAGCGGTAGTTAATGACCGTTTTAAGACGTTACTTTGTGTTGGGGTGTCAGAATCGGACGGGGGTAATGTCACGCTGACACCGGGGGTAGTGTCAGAATCGGACGGGGGTAATGTCACGCTGACACCGGTCTCATTCTGACACCTGCCCTTAACCGGAAGCTGCCAGACCGTGGCGAGGTTGCGCCCGTTCAGCGTTTTGGCGCCCTCAATAGCTGTCAGCTCGCCGCTTGCCTCGAGACGCTTGATGCATCGGGCAATAGTGCTGCGAGCCAGCTTGGTCTTCTTCTGCATGGTTCCCCAGCTTCCAAAGCACCGACCGCTTTCGTCAGCAAAGTCGGCAAGGGCCAACAAAACCAGCAAGTCAGCGCCCTCGGCCCTACTGTCGTACCACGCCCAAGTTGTTGCTTTGACGCTCATGCGGCCTCCTCTTGCTCAAGCACATTGCGCCGGATGCCGCTGATATACTTACCCATGTTGACGTCCACGCCGCCAAAGCGCGGAGTGGTGGCGCAAACGGTGTAAGCCTGCTCAATCCACGGGTAGACAACCTCTTCGCCAAACTCTTGGACGTAGCTAAAAATGATTAGGGCCGTTTTGCGATCAACCTCAGATTTGCCGGTGATGGAGCACCACAACTGCACAAGCGAATTAAGCCGCGCAGTGCGGTTGGCCGCAGCCTCGGCAGCCGCAGCCGCAGCAATGCGCTGCTCCTGCATTTCTTGGGCAAGCCGCAGCCGATCCGTTTCGGTTGGCACGGTTTGTTCAATCCGGTTTCCGGCCTTGCCTTGGTTGCACTCTACGCAGGCCGTAACTAGGTTCGCCTCATCGTTGGTTCCTCCTTGGCAGACAGGAACAACGTGATCAATGACTAGCGGCACCCGATCCGACTGCTGGCCGCAATACCGACACGAAAAATTGTCGCGGCTGAAAATTGAAAACCGCAGACGCTTCCCGATAGACTTGCGCTTACTCATCGACGCCACCGGTTGCGGCGGATACCGTCGCGGTTCTCAAAGACAAGGCGGCCCTCGGCGTCAGCTTTGACGTACACACACTTGATGCGCTCGCCGGCCGACCAGTCCGCGGCATTCTGCACTGAGCAGATCACTGACTCCGACCAGTCCGGCACAGAGACAAACAGCAGGCGTCCGTTGGGAATCTTCTTGGGGAGGACAGCGCCGGTAACCTCGTCGCCGGGCTGAAGGCCGACCTGCTTGGCGGCCGTCTCGGCGAGCTGCTGGTCGGTCATCGGGGTGGCCTTGAGAAGATTTTCACTTGGATCTTCGGGCGGTTGACTGATGGGTTGGCTAATGGTTGACTTTGAGGCAGTTAGGATGTGCTTGATCATGGCTTTTTATAAAAAATTCTGTAAGTCGCTATCGGTCGGGGGATTACAGCAAATTGATAAAGCTGCATCCCCCCGACCCCTATAACCCAATACTATCATCAGAATATATAGTGCATTGGTAATGCCCTTGCACATCGGACAGAGGAGTCTCAACAAGGTCATCATGGCTGCGATATAGACGGATCGGATTCCTCTGTAGGCGATAATGAGACTGACGGCAGTGCCGCGGCCTTTTGCGCGTCCGGTTCCCGAGGGCCGACCGGTTCAAACGCCACATCGATGACCTGATCGCTCTTCAGCCCGCTCACAAAGCTGGCCCAGGCATCAGCCGCCGGAGCCATCACATGCTCGACTCGCTGGGTTGCGCCACCGCTCAACAACCCTGCCTTCTCAGACGCCACAGCCGACATGATGACCAATCCGTGGTCCTTCATATCCGGCACGCGATCAAGGAGTTCAGCCGTGCCCACAGCCGCGAGTGTCTTCCAATTGTTGGCTGCCGTCTGGCGGGCCTTCTCAAGCGCCTCGGGCCGGTTGCGGATCAGCGCGATGACAGTGTGATAGCTTGTGTTATAGGCTCGAGCGATGCGCGTGGCGGGCATGCCACTGACATGCGCTGACAGAATCTCAGCGACCTTGCCCGGAGGCACATCTTCGCCGGTGTGGCCTTGGACGCTGACCAGCTCCTTGCCTGCATCATCCTTGATGATCTTGACTCGGTGTCCGCCAGCCTTGGGCTTTGATCGTGTTTTAGGTCTCGCCATAAATCATTCCTCCGCATCGCCACGCAGCACAGCCGGACGCACCCAATTCGGGTCATTCTCGCCACCTTCACGCCCGCTCAATAAAAGCGGCTCCTGCGCGATTTTAACGCCCTTGCTATGGGCTGAGATCTCGTTAAGCGCGCGGGTCAGACTCCGCACTACGCTTCTGGCCTTGGTCGCCGTGCAATCCATGGCCCAGGCCGTCAAATGTCCGCCTTGCCAAGACCGGAGATAGGGCCGCGCGCCTTTGATTGTGCGCAGCACCGCGGTCAGCTTCGGCTCGCGGCTTTGGAAGAACCACCGCTTGCCGCCGGTGTTCCAATAGCACAGCGCCGCGGGATAGCGCGGGAGGCCGGTCTTTGGGTTGACTGTGTTGCGGACGATGGACGCGCCCAGAGTCGAACTGGGGTCCGGCAGTTGTTTGCGCCGTCGAATCCTGTTGTCCGCGCCCGAAGTCATCGCAGCATCTCCCTGTAACTCTGCGTCAAATCATCCCACTCAAATCCCTTCGGCGCCCGCAGCCGCATCCAGCCATCCCGCAGCGAGTACCAGCCCTCGAGCTTGTAGTTGTACTCCCAAGCTGCCGGCGTGTTGTGCGGTGCGGTCGCCCGCCAGCTCGCCCCGGCGCAGGCCGAGAAGAGCAGGCAGGCGATGGTCGCTGCGGTCGCCTTGATCATTTCTTGGCGAAGAGGCGCCGGCAGACCTCGAGGAGTGCGCCAGCAGGCAGGCACGGCGAAGTGCCGTAGTTGTCCGTGATCTGGGCGCCGCAGTGGCGAGCAACCATCTTCCAGAAGTTAATGTTGTCGATAGTGCGGTGGTTCATGGCTGGTGCTCCATCAGCTCGCCAACGAGAACTCTCCAAGCCCGCTCAACGGTGGGCACGCAGACTCCATTGCCGAGGAGTCGCAGCTCATCGGTGCGATTGTCTGTGGAGACGTGCAGGACGGCATCGTCCAGCCGATGGGTAAGCCCATCAGCGTCTCGACCCAGCGTGGGTTGAGTTTGCCGCTGCTCCGCTTCATGTCCTCCGGCAGCATCGACCTCGCTCCCGATCCGCCGTCCAAGCCGTGGCTGCCGCCGTTGCCGGTGCATGAGGCTGGTGTCGGCCACATTCCATTGACCATCTCCGGCAAGTTCTGCCCTCGAGATTCCCATTGCTTGCAGGCTTCCGGTGTCGTTGCACCCTTGTGGTCGCAGGCATTGGGCGTTGCCAACCACAACCCTTGGCGGCTCCCAAGCGAACTGCTGCTCGCCGGGGCGGCTTGGCCATGGAGTTGCACCGCAATGGTCAGCTGTGTCCCGCATCCGTTGCCGTTGTAGCCCTTGGCCTTCATCGCTTCCTTGCGCTTGAGCCATGTCTCCGGCGACTCGCCGTCTTGTGAGACTTGGGCGTTGGGCGTTGGCCACCTCGCTACTGCGGCCCCAAGATTTGGGTTCACTCGATTGCCTTGGGTCGGCCCGGAATCTTTCCAGTCCCGCGCGTTTGTCGCGCGCCAAGATGAAAATCCTTTTCCTCTGGTGAGGCGCGCCGCACTCACTCGCGCTCGCCACGCACCACGTCGTTCGGTAACCCAGTCCTGCCAAGTCTTGCAGCACGTCGGGAAGCCCAAGGCTGATATGTCCCTCGACGTTTTCAGCGAAACAGACACTTGGTCGCATTGCAGCAATTCCGGCTGCGATAAACGGCCAGAGGTGTCTTGGGTCTTCGGCGCCGAGTCGCTTGCCGGCGGCACTGAATGGCTGGCACGGATAGCCGCCAGAGAGGATGTCCACGCGGCCGTGAAACTCGGCCCATGGGAAGGCTTTAAGATCCGTCCAGATAGGAGCTGGGTCCAAGAGTCCCGCTTCCATTTTAGAGACCAAGTTCGCGCAGGCGAAGGCTTCGATCTCACTAAAAGCGATTGTGCGCAGGCTTGGGATTGCTCGTTTAAGTCCGAGATCAATGCCTCCGTATCCGGCACAAAGGCTGACGTGTGTAATGGGCGAGGTAGTATCCACATGGCTCACGCTGCAACCTCCAATCGCTCACGCTCAACCCGCTGCATCTCAAACATCCGCGCGTAAGCCGACCGCTGCATGGCGGCCAAGTTCATGTTGTCGTCATTGAGCGCGTCGTTGGTCTGCTCCAGCTCACTGATGCGGTCGCGCAGTGCGTAAGTCTCCGAGCGATAAAGATCGCGGGCGATGCGCACGCAGCGCAGCAGCTCTTCAAGTTCGGCGATGCGCTTGTCTTGCTCGTTCACTTTGCACCGCCCTTCCACGATTGAATTGCCCGGTGCGCTTCCAGCATCGCCTCGTAGTACTCAGCCTGGGGCGCTCCTTCGGTGGCCAAGAGCATGCGCTTCACCAGTTCGCGCGCCTCGTTGCGCTCCTTGATGAGCTTGAGCATCGGCGACTGCAATTGCGGCAGCGTGGCAGCCAGCGCTTCAACCACCGGAATGACGGCATCCGCGGGTCCGAGGCACTCGGGATCACCGCACTGGCAGAGAGCGTCTGGGTGATACGGCGCATCAATGGTGAGGTCGATCATTCCGCACCTCCGATCTTGTTGATTGCGGTAAGCGCGGCGAAGGCGCCGACAACGAGGACGACCACAACCGTGAAGGTCGGGTCGGTGAGGTGGCTCAATACTTCGAGCAGGGTGGGTGTGTGGTGTGGTGTCATAAGAAAGGCAAACCTTGGCATTACTTGGCAACGTGGTTAAAAGTTCGCTGCGCCATGAATTTCTCCACCGCTTGGCGCGAGATGCGCGTGCCCTTGTGCGGGCCGATGTTGAAAGCCGGAAGCTCTCCGCTCTTGATCCACGCGCGCACGGCGCGTTCGCCGACGCCCATTCCGCGGGCAACTTGTTTCACAGTCAGTGCAAGGTGGGCATGCATTACTGGGCCAAAGAATGCCAAAGACTGCCAATAGCGCAAGAATTATTTTTGGCATTCCTTGGCGTGGGGTGAAAACCCTATTTGACATCCCTTGGCATCCGTTGGAGTCTATTGGCACACGCCAGCACCTATGAGCACCAAGAAAGCCAGATACAAAGAGGACACCCGCAAGGGCGTCTTCGCCAACCTCAGCACCGACCTGCATGACCGCATGCACCGGCGGGCCGCAGCCGCAGACCACAAGGCTGCCAAGTATGTCGCCGTGGCGCTTGAGTTTTACATGGATCTCGAAGACGCCTTCGGAGGCCCGCTCACTGAGCAGTTCCGGGCGATGATCTTGAGGAATGTCGGCGGCATGGCTGACAAGATGGAAAAAGCGCTCAAGTAAGCGGCCCTCCAAGAACGAGTAACAGCTATTTTTCAAATAATGCGTTGACAGTGCCAACAGATGCTAAAGACTGCCAACAGATTCCAACACACCGCAACCATGAACATCACAACCATCGCCCAGACCGCCGCCGCCCTCAAGCTCACCGAGCTTGTCATCCGGCACGCTCACACGGTTCAATTGGCCCGCGTTCAAACCGCCGATCCGCAGCTCCAGCTACCCATTGAGGGAGCCGAATGAAACCGCTCGCCATCCTTCTCGCCGCAGCGCTCACTGGGTGCCAGACCGCACCCGAGCCGCTCGTCCGCCAGGGCATCCGCATGATGCCGGTGCAGGTTGTCACATCGCCGCCCAACGCCATCATCGAGTACAACAACGAGGTGGTCGGCGTGTCGCCGTGCGTCATCAAGCTGCCGGCCACACCGGAGGGCAACTGGCGGGACTTTCAGCAGGCGCATGTGCTCCGCGCTGAGATGGCCGACTACAGCGACTGGGAGTACAAGGAATACAACGCCGGCGCGCCGATCCCGGAGCGCGTGGTGTTTATCTTGGCTGACGCCCAGCGAGCGTACATGCAGGCGCAGCGATGGGTGCGATGACTAGGCACGACTACCTGCTGACCGGCACGTTCCCCTGGGGCGGCATCCGCCTCGCCGGCCGCCGCTTTGACAGCCCGGAACTGCTGGCCATGATGCGCCGGCAGTGCCTAAGCGATAGCTGCGTGCGGCACGCGTGCGCGGACCTCGATGTCCTGCCATTCGCCGAGGAGGTTGCGGGGATTGAGGAGTATATTTGCCGCAGGGAAGCGGCTTATGTATAGTCTGCGCAATGATTCCGATGACCAAGCGAGTGTCCCGCAAGCGGCTTGAGGCAGCGTGGTTTGCGCTGGGTCCGCCAGACTATGTGCAGCCAGACAAAACGCAGCGTTTGTTTTGGGCCATTTGGAATGACCCGCCGTATCCCAATCACTTAGACTTTGAGACCTACGAAGAATACGCCGCAGCCATAAGGGAGTGTGAGCGAAACGTGGTAAGGCTTTATTCTGATCCAGACGAAGAGTCCCAGACGGACGCAACATCCACCTCGCGGTCGTAGACAGCGTAAAATCTGGCCGTTGTCTGCGGGCTTGCGTGGCCGAGCATGTGCTGCACTACGCTGATCTTTCCGGTGGCGTTGAGCATGTCGGAGCCAGCTTGGCGGCGCAGCTCGTAAGCTGCCGAGCGCCGGTCTGGCAGGAACTCGCGCACCCAGAGGTTAAAGTTGCGCTCCATGAATTTCATTCGCATGCCGGCGGTGCGACCGACAACCATGAAGTCGTCCGCGGCGAGCAACTCTGGCACCATCCATTGCGGCAGCGCCATGACCCGCCCGCGCTTGTGGCCAGTCTTGAGCGTCAGCTCCTCGTTGGGCCGCTCAATGAGCACCATGACGTGCCGGTCGCCGCGGTCTTCGATCCAGCCCTTGCGGCAGTAGGCGACCTCCTTGGGCGTCATGCCCAGGTAGCGGGTCAGCAGGAAGGCGCGCCGGGTGGCGCCGCCGATGGCCTTGCTGCTGGCGTCCATCTTTTCCAGCGTCTCCGGCGGGATACGGATAAAGGTTGAGACCGGCGCCTTCATGCCCTTGGTTGCCGCGGCAAACTTGGCGATGGAGTCCGGCAGCTCAAAGCCCTCCCAGTCTAAGGGATGGGCGAAGATGGCCCGCGCCGACGCCAAGTTGGTGCGCACGCTGTAGGCGCTGCCTTGAAACTTGGCGCGATACTTGGAGACCAGTGCTGGCGAGATGACCGAGAGCGGCTTGGCCCGCACAGCGTCATTGTCGCCGCCGAGTGCGGTGCGCAGGACGATGAGGAGGCAATTGACATTGGCGTTGCGGCTGGCGATTTTGCTGCCCTGCAAATAATGATTGATAGCCTTGCCAACCGGGAGCGCCGTGGCGCGCATAGCGTGGTCCTTGAGAGCGGTCACGCCTTTGGTCGCCGTGTCATTGAGGATCGCCTTGGCTTTCACCTTGGCCAGCTCGAGGCTCTCGGTGCCAAGCGAGACCCGCTGCCGCTTGCGGATGCCTGGGTTGTAGAACTTCAGCTGCCAGCGCGGCGAGGCCGCAGTGGTGTAAAGACGGCCAGAGATGCCGCTGCTTTTGATGGCGTGCATGCCGACCGTTCGCAGAGTTTGGCAGTGGCGTCAAATAGTTTGGCAAAAGTTTGGCCGATTCTTTGGCAAAAAGATGGGTATCTGTTAGACGTTGTTGGACGCTGTCAGCACCGCCCGTCAGAAGAATTTGATAGTTCGCCGGCATAGCACAGCGGTAGTGCACCTGATTTGTAAAGAGCTGCCCAGCCCTGTATTCATGCGGGTCTCCAGCCACTTTGGCCGATAGTTTGGCATTGACAAACGCCTCTCAATCCGTCATAATATTGGCGGACAATGAGGGAAGGAGCAGAGTGGAAAAAGGGAGATGTCCATGCGCAAAGCGGCCACATCTTTCAAGGCTACCGCAGGTATCGCCGTCCAGACGGCACCTACAGGATCGCAGAGCGCTGGGCCAGCCCTGCCTGCCAGGCCAAGAACAACAAGGAAGCGATCCGCGCGGCCAATACCGCTTACTACCAAGCCAACAAAGAGCGCATCCTGCGCAACACGGCCCAGTGGAAAAAGGAAAACCCGGCCAAGTTCGCCGACCACCGCCGCAAATATCTCCGCAATAGCCCCAAGGCGCGAATCGCCAACAATTCCCGAGACCGTATCCGCCGCATGATTGGAAGCCAAGGCAAGGGCCGCGGCCGGTCAAATAAGCTTATCGGCTGCGATGCCTATTCACTTTGTCTCATCCTCGAAGCGCAGTTCATGCCCGGAATGACCTGGGAGAACTACGGAACCGTCTGGCACGTTGACCACATCATTCCCCTCGCCACCTACGACCTCACCGATCCCACCCAGCAGCGCGAAGCCTTTCACTACACCAACCTCCAGCCGCTCTGGGCGTCCGCCAACATGGCCAAGGGCGACACGGTGGAGGGCGAGGATGTGGTGCTGGAAATGCTGGCGGCTTAGGCAAAATGAAAGGGCCAGCCGTAGCTGACCCTTAGTCTCCTTCCGGGCGTGCCGGATGAGTTATTTGTTACGCTTTGGCGCAACAAGTTTTTCTGGGAAAAATATCTGAAACGTCACCTCGCCGCCGTCTTCCAGCCGCAAGCCGTCATATCCTTGAGCGATAAGCTGGTCGGTCGAAAACTTATCTGTCTCATTCCAACCTCCTAGCTTGAGCTTCTTTTCATCCAGCAATCGCTCCACGATAGCGCCCTTGCCCGTAGCTGCAACATTGCCCGACTCAATCGAGCTTTTGTCCGTTGTAAACCAAATGGTGCCATCTGCTGCGCTACTTACGTCAAAACCGGCCTTTGCTATTACCTTAGCCGCCTGCGCGCTTGTGCCGTGGTATATGCGAGTCATCTGCGAGGATGCTACTGTGTCTCTGCTGCTTACGCCACCATCCGGCATCGCCTGCCCACGCCTCTGCAACGCCCGCTGCAACTGCGGATCTTCCTGCCGTACGCCACGGCGCTCCAGCTCTGCGCTGATCGCCTCGTTGCGCCGGAGCAGCTCGCGGGTCTGTGCGGCGCCGCCACGCACCGGACGGCCCTCACGCATGCCCAAGGTGGACAGCCCGAGGTAGCCTTGGTTCTCCTCGTATTGGCGCAGGAGTTGGTCGGTGGGAGCGGACTCAAGGGAGTCCGGCATGGCCTGGGCGCGGATTCCTCGCTCAACCACAAGCTGCTCGCCCCTCTCTATTGCAGTATTTCGCAGCTCTGACAATTGTGCCTGCGTGATGTTTTTACCATCAGCATACAACTTGCCGGACTCCCTTGCGTTTAGGCGAACAAATCCTAAGTCCATATAGTCAGCAGTGCTGATGGGAAATTTTCTTCCTTCCAAAATGCCCGCATGACCATGCGCGCCGACATTCAAGAACTTTCCGTCTGGCGTCATCCATGCGGTTTGCGTTGTCATGCGCGGCTGTGCTCCTCCTAGCCGCATAACAGCGTCTTCAATGATCTGCCCGCGCGCCCCCACATCCGGCATCCCCTGAGCCTCCCGCGGGATCTGCTGGGGCATGCGGTTGTTGTTGATCTTGTCGTAGTCGAAGGAAAGCCCCTCGCGGCCGGTCGGCGTGAGGTCGTTGTAGCGGTCGAGGCGGAAGCTGCGCACGCTGCCGCGCGGGTTGAGGTCGCTGAATAGCGGGTTGGCCTTGCGCTGCACGGCGGTGCCGGTGCCGATCAAGCCGTTGAGCATGTCCCGCTTGGCTTGTCCGATACCGGCCTCACCCGGCAGTCCGTTGCGATGGTTGCCGAGGTAGGTTCTGAGGTCCGCCTCAATCACCTGCATATCATTGTTAAAGATCCCCAGCTCGCCGTTGTTGATCGCCTTCATGGCAGACGCGCGGAAGGCGTTAAGATCCATGAGCACCGTCTTGAGGTGCTTGTTGCCCGTCAGCTCCCAGCCCACGAACGCCACCTCGCGCTGGATCGCCCGGATGTCGCCTCGGTTGCGGACGCGGTAAACGCCGTCCTTGCCGTCGCCGATGGCGTTGTAGTCGGCGATGAACGTCATGCCGCGCTCGCGGCTGGCCTCAAGCACTCGGGCAAATTCTCGCATCCATTTGGGGAAGTGGACGAAGTGGTCGAACTGAGCTGGCAGTGTGGGGCCGCTGACAATCGTGCGCCCAGAGTCTGTCGTGCGCCGACCGAACTCCGTTGAGTTGGGAGCCAAGATGCGCGACGGGTTGTACATCGTGTTGGCTTGGGACGTGCGGGAGCGTTCGCGGGTGCGCACCTCGCCAGGACTGCGCCATTGCGTCTTGCCGGTCTCGTCCACATACAGAAACTCGTTGCCAACTTGGCCGCCCTTGTCCGGGTCTGGGCGCATCTTGGTGTGTGGCGAGCGGGCCGCGCTGTCAGGCGTGCCATCGACAGACACCTTGGTGCCGCGGGTCTCCCGCTTGCCGGCGTCCTCTAGTCCGGCCAGCAAATCATTGTAGGCGCGCACATGCTCGATCATCCGCTTGCGCAGCACCGGCGACTGGAAGAGCGGGTTGTCGCGGAACAGCACCGAAGGGTTGTCCAGCGGCTTGCCGGTCGTGCGGTCGAACTTGGCGCCCAGCACCTCCAGCACGCGCGCCGAGGTAGCCAGAGCGCTCTCCAGCACCTTGGGTCCGCCTGCGCGGATGCCGCGGAAGTCGATGCCCTTCGCCTCACCGGCAAACTGCTCGGCTGTTACCTCGTCCCTTGCCCAGTCGTAATCATTGCCGCCCCTTTCGCGGCTGCGCTGGTTGTATTCATCGATGCGGGCGTCGATCAGCGCATCGCGCTCGGCAGCCTCCACCGGCTTGCCTTTCATCACGTCCGACATGGTGCGCTTGCCGCTGCGCACGTCGGCAATCTCTTCCGGCGTCAGCGCTACGGCCCCTTCATGCGTGCCGAACATGATGTCGCCGTCAACGATCTGCGCCATGTATTCGCGCCCGCGCGCCTTGATACCGTCCTCGCCGTAGACCTGCGTGACGTAGTTGCGCATGTCAGTGCGGATGTCTCCGTCAAGGATGTCGCTGGTCAGGATTGCGTGGGCAATTTCGTGCGGCATCGAGCGGCTCGGCGGCATGTAGTCCACGACCTGCTGACCGGCCTTGACCGTGTCGCCGTCATTGACCAGCAGTCGCCGTCCCTTGGGTGCAGCGATAAATTCCGTGCGGCCATCATTCCCGCGGACACGCACCTCGCGGACGCCATCGCCGCGGTCACGGACGCGCACCTTGCCATCCATTGAGGCTGGCTCGCCGACATTGATGAAGATACGCGCCGTGCCGTTGCTGGCCTTCTCGATGAACACACCAGCGCCGGTCTCGTTGCCCGTGGCCCGCACGTCCACATTCGCGCGGTAGTCTGAGGCGCGTAGAGTCACAAAGTCTGTCTTGCCAGCCACCACGCCCTGCATCCCGGCGATCTGGCCGAGGCGGTCGCGCCCAAGGGAAATCAGAGCAGGCACATCGCCGTTCACCGCATGCACGTCGATCAGCATTCTGGCGATGTCGGCATCTTTGCGAGAGCTGCTACGCCCGAATGCACCGGCAAATGGTCCCGCAAAGGTGCCGAGCGTTGCGGCGCCACCAACAATGGCCCCCGCTTGCTCTGCGTCCGGCGCCAGCAAGGCGAACGGCGTAGACGCCAGCGTGGCCGCAATACCAGAAGACACGGCGTCATCCGCAAAGCGCACCGCCTGCGTCACGCCCGCGCCGTCAGCCAGTCGCGCCAGCTTCCGCGTGATCTCCGGGTTGTCGGGGTTTTTGGCCACACGGCCCAGCGTGCTTTCCACGCCATTGGCGTAGGGTCGCATGTAGGCGGCGTATTGTGGCGGCACGGTGCCGGTGCGCAGCAAATCATCAGCCGCCGCCTGACGCACGGCACCAATATTGCCGGCGCGCATCTCGCGCAGCACCATGGCGCCAGTGCCAGCGGCTTGGGAGGTCTTGCGGATCGTCCCGCCGACCAGCTTGTAGGCTGGCACAATACCGCTTACCGCTGCGACCGGCAGCAGCACGCTGTCCATGCCATCCGTATTGGCCGCCAGCAGACCTGCGCCGCCGCTGACCGCAGCAAGCGAGGCCACCTGTTGCGTTTTGCTAAGTCCCGTCTTGTCGGTAACGCGCGCAGCGACCCTAGACCCAAAGTCTTCCATGCCGTCCGCAACTCCAGCCAAGCCGCGCTCAACTGCCGGTAACGGCATTCCAGTCACTCGAGACAGGCGGCGCAGCACGCGCAGCTTGGAGAATATGCCGGCGCCCATTGGCAGTGCGTTGGTAATATCTAGGCCCATTGCCCCAATCGTTGACACCGCCTGCATGGGCTGCTGCCCCAAGACCGTTGTCTGCTCGTTGGGGAAGGTCATTGTCTTCCCGCCCATCGTGGCCTCAGTAATGTTGCCAGCGTGCGAGCGGGCGTAGCTGTTCTGCTGCAGATAGCGCTCGTAGTCCTGCTCCTTATCCGGGCCGAACGGCGTCTCCTCAAACACACCCTCGTCGCGCGCCTTGGCGATGGCCGCCATCACGTTGTCGCCATCGACTCTTTCGTTGCCAGTCTTGGGAACTGCGGCGGCGATTTCGCGCATCTTGGCGTCATTGGCGTTGCCGCGCTGGATGGTGTCGGCGACTTTGTTTTGCCCCCAATTAACAAGCTGCAGCAACTGCACGCCAGCCTTGCGGCCAATCTCCATGCCAGTGGCTAGGTTACGCGCCGCAAAACGATCTGGGCGGAACATGTTTTCAAACCAGTTTTCGCGCAGCTCTGTGCCGGCATCCATGCCGAGACTTAGGAGGTTGCCCGGGACATCCTCGGCGCCTTGAAAGAATCGCGCCACCGCATCATCCTGCTGCTGCCGGTGATCGTACAAGAGCGAGTGCTCCGTATTGGTCAGAATGCGCTGCGGGTCGCGGCTGGCGACCTCGAGGTCTTGGTAGAACTGCTGCTCTTCCTGCTCCGAGATAGGCTGCGCCGTTGCCGGATCAAACGGCTCATCCAGAGTCGCCGTCTTCCAGTCAAACTCCGTGTCGATATTGACCGGACCCTGCGTTGGGGCTGGCATTGACCGCTGGCCAAATGTGGTAGCGGTCAGAGTCGCGGAGGGTTTGTCCTCCTCAACCGGCTGCGCTGTCGTCCAATCGAAATCGGGGTCGGCTTGGGCCATTGCTAAATCTTGTCGAAGGTTGGTTTTCCTTGTGCATCGTATCCGCGGAACCTTGCAGGGCGCCCCTGGCCGTCACGATAGATTTTGCCGGGCTGGAATCCCGGCGCGGCAGCAGCAGGTGCTGGCTGCGCTGATGGCGTTGACTGGGTTGCCGCCGTGGGGGCGCTTTTGTTGGGGCTTGCGATTGCTTTTTGTTCCTCTGCCTTATTCTTAAACATGTCGTACATGCTCTCAAAAATTTGAGCATAAGACTCATCGTCGCGGCGATAGTTGAGACCACCCGTTGCGGCAGAACGAAGCATGGCGCGTTCTGTTTCGGTGAAGTTGCCCTGTCCTCGGTTTGCCTGAGCTTCGGCCAATGCGAGCGTGGACTCTAAAGTGTCATGGTCAACGTACCATCCCACTCGATCTCCCTTTCCACTGCCAAAAACGCTGGCAATCATGCCGCTATCGAACGGCCCAACGCGCCCAAAATACTTCGGCGTCTTTTTCTCAGAATCCTTTTCGCCCTTCTTGAATCCGCGCAGGCGGTCCATGATCGAAAGAATGTCGTTCGACATTTCCACCGTCTTTTGCGCCTTTTCGGCTTCCACTGTTTTAAGCGCCCGCGCCTGCGGTGTCTGCTCCTGCGTTGCAACCCGGTCTTGCTGCGCGTGCCAATCTTGCACCAGTCCCGCCGCATATTTCGGATCAACCTCTGCGTATCCCTCCGTGCGCTCGTAGACATGGCGCTGCGCTGGAGACCAAGACTGCGCGATGGGCTTGACCATCTCAACGGCCTTGGCCGGATCGCCGGTCTGCTGGAGCGCCTGCTGGTAGGCTTGGCGGAAGTCGTTGATGTAGCCGAGGTCAAAGAACGAGCCTTCGTTTTGCAGCGCCGGAGTAGCGCGGCGGACTTCTGTCTCCTGCGTTGTTGAGGGAGCCTGTCCTGCGGTGTCGTCAATGACGGCCTGGGGCGTGATGCCGGCTTCCTGCTGCGCTCGGGCATACGCTTCGTCATAGGACATTCCGCCCCTAACCAAGTCGTCCACCATCTGATTGATGCCGTTCATTTGGCTTATGGCGTCAAGTTGGTCCTGCGACATCACCGGCATGTCCGCGCCCTCACCATCGTCCACCGGCAGTGGCGCGAGGACCGTCATCGGAGGAGTCGTTCTGTTGTTTGTTAGTCCCATGGCTGGTTAGTTTCCGGTGCCGAAGATTGCGCTGGCGGGAGGAAGGTCGACGCGCGACGTTCCTGGGCCGCCCTGACTTGCGATATTGGCCGTATTCTTCGTGATTGCGCCGAACACAGGCGCATTTTGCTGCACACCAAGCCGCTGCTTCCCAAGCTGCGCGTTGGCCATCGCCGGCATCCACGATCCGAAGTTGTCGAGCATCATGCCGGCGTCGTAGTCGTCCATGTCGCCGAACATTGAGCCGTCCATGCCAAAGGTCTCTCCGGCCATGCCCATGAACTTTTTGAAGTTCTTGCCCTTGGCTTTGGTGCCCTGCATCTGCCCATAAGCCCCAGCCAAGCTAACCAAAGCCCCGCTAATGTCATTAGCCAGTTGGACCTTCGCCTGCGCATTCATCTGCGCCGAGTTGACAATTCCCTGTCCGCGGATCGCTCCGCTCGTATCGTTAACTGTTGGATTGTAAGCAAACATAGTTTTATTCCTCCGAGATTCCCGCCGCAGCCCGTGCCTCAAGGCACAGTTGTGATCCCGCCACAAACGCGCGGCAGGCGTTTGGTCGGTTGTTGTAAATTGAGCAAGAGACGCCGCATCCGACTTCGCCGGCCAGCGCCACGCAGCGGTTGTTGGTCGTCTTCATCAAAGGGTAGTCGTCTCTAAGCATCCATTGCGGGATGCCAGCAGCGTCAGATCGGTCTCGTTGTAAGACTGGCCAGCTCCACTTGTGACTGCAGCATGCGCCACACCGTTGACAGTCGAATCGCTCCATGTCGGGCGGAAGCCCTGCGCGTCGCTCTGCAGGTCGATGTATGGTGCTAGATGGCTGATGTTGTTCGTCTCGCATTGATTCTTTGGGCAATAGACGGTGCCTCCGAGGTGCCGGTTCACGCAGTTCCAGCAGACAGGGTAGTAGTCGCTGTTCGCGCTCTTGTCCTTCCGGTGGCGCCACACGCCGTCCGCTTTCTCGTAGCGGGTTTCGTCGTTGGGCACGCCTTCGGCTTCCAAGTAATTCCACACGTCCGCATCGCTCCAGTGGCGCATGGGGTAAAATTGAGTCGGAATGCCGGCCTGCACCAAAACGTCCTGCGCAAGCGGCACATGGCCTTTGATGAGGTCCACATCGGCAGACTTTTGGCCGTGGAAGGCGGCATCCCACGGGAAGTTAAACGTGCCGGTCGGGCGCTTCAGAGCGTCCAGCCCGCACAGATAGCGTCCGCTGGCCAGCTCCTCCGGCTGCGGTTCTTCAGTGCCAAGGCAGAGTGACATGACCTTGTTCGGCGCCATTTCGTAAAACTTTACAAAGTCAAAACGCGGGCTGCCGGTTTCGATGTCGTGTCCATCGGTGAGGGCGTATCCGCTTGGAGCGTAGTCATACATCTCTAGGTCCCATTGCGCCGCCAGCCGGTCGCTGTGGACATACCGAGTGCGGAACCGCGGTTCCCGCCACTGCACAACCGGCGTCTTGGCGCCGACCTTAAAGCGGATCATGTGCAGCATTGCTGTGCTGTCCTTGCCGCCACTCCAAAAAACGACAGGGTTGGTGCAGCCGTCCAGCCACAGCTCAACCTTACGACACGTCTCTGCGACTAGGTTTGTCATTAGATGGCAATGCCCACAACGGCCAGACCCGCCGCGGCACCAACGCCACTTCCGATCATGCCCATTGTAGCCGAGTTGTTGGCCGCGCCGGCCTGCATCCGCGCCGATTGCAGCGCTGACCGGTTGTTCATGAAACTGTTGTAGCGGCTGTCAACCATGTTTGCGTTAAAGGTTGCGGCGCCGCCGGCCAGCTCTTGCGCTCCGCGCCACGTCTGGCCCATCGCTGAAGTCAGGTTTTGTCCGATCCCGCCGCCGATACCCGCGTAGCCTAGCGCACGATATTGCGGGTCAATGTTCGCCCGCATCTGCGCGGCGCCTTGGTCAATGTTCGCGCCCTGTGCATAAGCATTAGCCGCGGATTGCTGCACCTGTGCGGCGCTGCCCAATAGTCCGGCGGCCTGACCGTAACGATTGAACACGTTGCCGGTCACCATTTGGTTGGTGCTGGCAGCGAAGTTCCGGCGGGCGCTCTCGCGGGCCTGTGCGGCGGCGTCACGGTTGAGAATTTCTGCGGCGGCGCTTCCCATCGAAGTGCCAAGGCCGCGAGCGGCGAAGGCAGAGCGTGCCGACTGCTGGGCATCGCGAGTCTCTTCGGCAGACAGCGAGCGGCCGAGAGCAAGTTCAGCTTCGGCTTGCTGGCGTAGAGTGCGCTCAATGGCCGTCTCACCGGATTGAGCTTGGAGCGAGCGGCCAATGCCTCCGATCTCACCGGCCATGCCGCGCATGTCGGCGCCAAGGCCACGAATGGTTGAGGCGTCACCGACAGTGCGGTTCACGCCAGCGAGCGCGTCACGGGTATATTGGTTGTCGAGGTTGGCGGCAATTTTCTGGACTGTTTCCAGTTGCAGCCGCTCTTGCTCAGGATAAGCCGCGACAGACGCCTGCACTTGCGCCGCCGCCGCTTCAGCCGCACCTTCGTTGGACGCACGCATGAGCGCGACGTAATCCAGCGGCTCCGCCTGTGGTGGCTCTGATCTTTTCTTAGATTTTTTCTTCTTTGCCATAATTTCTCCTCTTATTCATACATGACGTTAACCGATCCGGCGTCGAAGGCGTCGGTGCCGTTGACAGTGGTGACGAGCACTTGCGTAAGCGTGTCCGACAGCGTCTTTACGCCAGCGGTTTGAGACGTGCTTGAAGTGTTGTTGTCTGTCACAATTCCATGCGCGACCCATTTGTTGCCGCCCATTGAGTTTATAATCAAGGCGCCTGTTCTATTAGACCCTATGGTTCCGTAGCCTAGCGGAAAACCGGTTGTGAACGGACTTGTCCCGCTGACGGTTGGGCTGGCGGATTCTGTGGTCTGTATCACGCTTGAGACGTAGCCTGTCGCTTCAACGCCTCCAGCATCCCCTAGCTGAACTTGCACTCTGGTTGTGCCATTCGTGCTTACGCCGTCGAACATGACAGTGATTCGCTTCACCCATGACGGAATGCTTGAGAACGTAAAGCTGGTGCCGCTTGTGGTAGCTTGCGCGGTGCGCAGAGTGAGCGGCTGAGAAAGTTTTGCGGGTGTAACGTTGGCGTCCAAAATCTTTGCCGTGGTCACGCTGTCTGCCGAAAGATCGGCGGCCACGATGGTCCCGGCCGTCAGCGCCACGGTGGACTGCGCAAGATCATTAAGTTTCGCCGGGGTAACAGTCTCGCCAGAGATGAAAGTTTTGATCGGAGTGATAGTCAGGGTTGCCATAGTGTTTTAAGATGAATGTCGTGTTTCTGTTTGCGGCAGGCTTGCCATAGCGGCTTCAACCGAGACGTTGCGAATCTCGACGCCCGTTCCGGGGGCGCCCGTCACCGCGTCTCCGGTCGCCATCTCCATTTCGATGTAGTGCGCCTTTTTCCGAATCGGATTTTTCAGCGTGTAATCTTCAGATAGTCCGCTGGTGTTGGTTTGCCCCGGCACCAAAACAATCTCTTGGTCTGGGTTAAAAGTGTTGGCCTGCACGGAGATTTTCGCGGTGGCCGGGATGACCACATCGGCCAGCGAGCGAACGAAACGCTTGTTGTGCATGGTTCCCATGCCGTAACGCCGCGTAACAATGCGCCCCGGCACGCTCGACACGGTCGGCACAGAGGCATCGACATTCTCGTCGCCCGCTTCGACTTCGTTGAGCAGCATCAGCTTGCCGGCGCGGTTGCTAATCATCAGCCGGCGCTCGTTGGCCACATTGCTGACCAAGAAATCCCCGATGCCAAAGCCATAAATGTCCTGAGTCTCCCATTGCTCGTTGAGCTGATTGTAGATGAAGACGCCGTCCAGCGTGTCGCCGCCGGCCATCGGGACGGCGAGGTAGTAGCGGTTGTCGTGGTAGACAGCCACAGACTCCTCAATGAGGTTGGCGTTGAGCGTTTGAAGCTGGTTAGCAATCGGGTCGGAAAGCGGCAACGTCTGCCCGCGCAACTTGAGGTCAAGTTTGGCGTCAAGCCGGTAGACGCCGCTGTCAGAAAGAAAGTAAATAAATTGCCCCGCCGTGGCGATTGTCCGACGCGCCGCGCAGCCAATTTCATCGGTCAGCAAATCCAACCGGCTGACCGGAGTGTCGATGCTGAAGTCAGTGCCGTCCGTGCTGGCAAACTGATTGATCTGCGCCAACCACACCGACTTGCGGCAGAAGACCAAGAAGCTGTTGTCCACCCAAGGATGCACCGCAACGACTAGGTCGTTGCCGCCCTTGCCTACGCGGAAGCTGGACCAAAAGGGATCGTAGAGGTCTGGGTCAAGAACGTCCGAGATCATCACGTTCTGGCGGCCGTCAGGGATGATGAGGCGATTGTTGATGTAGCTTGCCCACGGCGTTGACCGCATGCGCCGGTAGGTCGGACCTTCGGCCGGCACGCCTGCGTCTGCCCGCACAAAGTCGCTGGCGGTCTCACCATCCCAATACAGCGGCGGCTTGACTCGGCGCACCTCAATGTCTGCCGCCGCCTCGCTTAACGTCCCGCTCGGCACCGTAATAGTGAAGCGGTCACTGTCAACGATGCTCTCAACGCGGTATTCGTGACCGGCAAAGGCCGCGACCGATCCGCCCTCAATGCGCACCGTGGCGCCCGTCAGATAACCGTGGGACGCCACATGCACCGTGGCCGTGGTGCCGCTTACGGCGATGCCTTCGGCCGTTGTGAAGCTAGTGCCCCATCCCGGCTGATTCCGGTCGGCCTCGCGCAGCAGATAGAGTCGGTCGTAGGCTTGCACCATGCTGACCGCGTCAGTCGGCTCAATGGTCTCGTCGGGAGAAGACGGGTAGGAAAGTGTTGGCGGAAGCACGATCACGAACAGCTCGTCGCCCAAGTCAGTCACCAAAGAGTCTGCGTCGCTCGCGCCTAGCACGGCGCCGGCGCCGGCCGCCGATACGCTGAGGGCGCTGTCAGTAATGTAGGTGTAGGCTGCGTCAGGTCCAGCCAGCACCACCGCTTCTGTCGCAATGCTCTCTTCCTGCATCAGCATGACCGCCGAGGCAAAGATGCCGCCGCTGTAGACCGCTCGGACGACAGGTTCATTCGGCGCGGGCTTTAGGTCGAAGTCCAAGCATAACGGCGTGCCGCTCACGCTGATGTCGCTGGCCAGCCGCTTGGCGCCCTTGCGCGTCACGGCTACGCCACGGTCCAACCGCATGTTCTGCGAGAGCTGGAGCATTCCAGCGGGCAGGGAAACAGGATTGATCCGCGAGGCATAGCCCGCGAATCCCATGTCGCCGTCGCGGATGACTTGGTCAGAGAGAGGCATATATTAGGCAGCAACAGCCTTAATTACCGCAAAGTTGATGTCGGGAGTGTCAGACGCCGTGCCCCCGGTTGTGCGGAAGGTGATCTCAAAACCGCCAGATGACACGGTCGTCACGTCTAGCAGGTACCTGTTCGTGCCAGCGCGCTGGTTGACAATGACGCAGTCGTTGGGGCCGACCGTGCTGTTGTTGACTGAGAAATTCGCCGCTGTTGCCGATCCCGCCGCCGTGAACATCGTGATGCTGCCGCACGTTTTGTTGATGGTCACAGGTGTGGTCCGACTGGTGGCCTGCGTCACCGTGCCGCCTGCACCAGTGGCATAGCCAACGCCAGACGAGCCGCTGCTGGTCACCGCTCCAGTGCTGGCCATTGAGGCAACGCTCGTTGCACCAGCGGACACGGCGCCGCACGTCAGGGCGCCGCCTGTCAGATTTAGCGGAGTGTTGCCCGCGCCTGATGCAATGAGTCCGACCTCCTGTAAGCTGTCGAGCAGGTCCGCTGTCACCGCCGGCTGATCGACCGGGGTGGCGTTCCAGAAGCCGAGGAGCTGGTTGGCGTCAGTTCCGATTCGCGTGCCAGTGCTGCTGCTGAGTGCGTTGTTTTTCTGCGCCCGCAAGCAGTCGCCCTTGAGTTGGCCGGCAGTGACCTTCTTGGTCACGCCGCTGTCGTCAATAACGAGATTGTCGCTGTCGTCCGGGGTGGCGCCGAGCGCGGTCAGTTGGTCGATTGTTTTGGTTGCCATAAGATTTAATCGTTGTTGACTAGAACGTAGCTGAGAGTTTTGGCGTTGTTGCGTTTGAGTTCGGACTCAGTGAGGGCGATGAAGGCGTCCCACTGTTGAGGCGGGATCGTCTGGCAGCCCTCCGAGCTGGTTGTCGTGCGGCCGCCTTTGTGAATGTTAATGGCGAAGTGTCCGGTCTCTTCCTTGTCGCCACGCATGACCGTCACTGGACCAGCCTGCACTAACGCCTTGTAGGGATTGCCGCGACTGATGCCGTGCTGCCCTATTTTGTAGCGATAGACACCGGCCTTGAGCTGGGCCATGGGCTTGCGGGCGTTGGCGTTCCAGCCGAGGCGGGACGGATCAACGTTGGCGTTCCAAGCAACGTGCGCGTTGGGCGAAACAAGGATGATAGCATCATCATACAAGCCAACGTCATTGCCCTTGGCGCCCATCGTGTTGCTGTAGTAGCCACGAATGCCGACCAAGCACACCGGATCGCTGACACCAGCGGACTTTAACTGCCGCTCGGTGTCTTGCCGTTGCTGCTGTGGCCGGTCTTTTGGAATCATCGCGTCTTCAGTTCAGCACCGGCCAGATCAACGGTCTTGGGGCCAACAAAGCCGTCCACCGCGAGCTGGGTGCTCTGGCTGTAGGCATTGAGCATCTTTTGTAGCTGTGTGCCGTAGTCTTTAAGTATGTTCGCTGGTAGCTTGGTCACAGCGATGTCAATGACCGCCCAGATAATCCCGGCGAGGACGGCTTCATTCAGGCCGAGGGCCGCGACATTAAGGCCCAGCTTTTGCGAGACGTAGGTAATTGCCGCTGCGGCCAGCGCCGTGACGGCTTTTTGGACGATGGGGCCGCCGCGACTAAGCAGCAGTTTGACTAATTGTTTTTCGATAAAAGATTTCATTCGGGTTTTCTCCATTCCTTGTAGCTGTCGATTAGATTGCCCACGTTCGGGACGTAAGTGACCATGACTTTGATGCTGCCCCAGTCGCCCGGTTCCGCGCTGGCCGTCTTGACCGGCGGCAGCGGTATGCTCACGCAGCCACCAAGCAACAGCGTGGCGGCCAGCGTAAGCGCAAAACTCGGGCGGCACGTCATTAGAGGCGGGCGTTGTTGTCCTTGGCCTGCACCAAGCCCCAGCCGGCAAGGATCGAAGTGACGATCAGCCCTAGGTCAGGCAGTGCGTCAGTGGCGAGGTATTCTTTGGCGCCGGTGGCGACGGCAATGATGATCGTCAGCACGCCGATGGTCGTAGTTTTCCAGTTACGCATATTATTTTTGCTTCTTCTTTTTGAGGTCGTGAAGGACCGAAAGTAATGTGACAACGCCGACCGCGAGGCCGACACAAAGACCGGCGACTCGGAGGTAGACCTCAAGCTGCGAGACCATAGAGACGGCCGCCGAGCCGAGGCTGGCAAATGTCCCCAGCACTCCGCGCTCAACCGTGCTCATGTGGCTATGCAGCAGGCTCATGGCTATTTGCGGTAGGCAATGACTGTGCCCGAGTGCAGCTTGATCGCACTGAAGAAGCCGTCGATGGTCGTGCCAGCCTTGATCGTGTGCGCGGAGCCTGACGAGGCATTGGCAGCTCCCGTGAGGTTGCCGGTGAGGACTTCAAACTTAGTGTCGGTCATCACGTCGATAGAGACGAAGTCGGCGCTGACTTGGGTTGTGTCGGCGATGCTGACGGCGCCGGACGTGCGGTTCGTGATGCGTGAATTAGGGAATCCCATAGTGTTGGTTAGTTAGTATTGGTTGACGCGAGCCGTCCATGTGGATGGCTGGCCCTGCTGGAAATAGTATTTGTCGCGCTGGGAGATCAGCTCGGACTCTGCGAGCTGTTCCATGGCGAGTGCTTTGTCGGTCTGTCCGTCCTCTTGGAGCAAATCTGCACTCAGCATCAGGCCGACTGCTTTTGCGATGACGCTAGGAACTGTCGCGGAGAGGTTGCTCGCGCTGTATTCGGTCGGGCGGATGCGGAAGTTGACGTAGACGGTGGTCGGCAGGTCGGTGCTTTGCGGGAAACGGACGTTGTCGCCAAGGAGCGTGTAGCCGATGGCGCGGGGTGAAACGTGTGTCGCGGGGTTGTCGCGGAGGACACCAAACACTTCGCCCATGGCGGTCTGGCCGCTCTGCTCGTAGGGAATGAAGTAGCCGGTCGTGTCGTTGCCCTCGACGGTGCGTTCCTCGACGCGCATAAGCTCTGGCCAGTCAGCCCACTCCCAGCAGTCGCTGATGCGCTCGTTGGCGGCGGCGACCATCATGGTGCGGGCGCCGGAAGGGATGGCGTCGATGGTGGACGCATCGTTGCCGACACGCTGCCATGCGCGGAGCAAGATAGATTGGAGAGTTACTGTGCGCATTAGCTGTTGAGTGCGTTCATGGCCGACTGCACGGCGGCTTCAAAGGTGACGCTGGGATTCGGCCACGATGCTTGCGGCGCCGGATTGGCGGCGAACATGGTGAGGATTGTTTGCAAGTAGGCTTCGACGGCGTCCAGCTCGGCGCAGGTTTTGCCTGCGGCGGCGAGGGACTGGCGCAGATACAAAAGCGTAGGCTGGCGGTTGCCGCCGAGGCCGACTGCATCGAGGTGTTCTTCGGCGGTGACGCTGGGCGGCGGCGTGGCGATAAGCGTGCGGCTGGCGGCGTCCCAGATAAGAGTGCCGTTTTGCAAGCCTTCGCCTTGCGCGTCAGTGAGCGGGAGCGCGGTGATGCCTGCGGGGAGCGGATCGGCGATGACGGTGCCGATGCTGACGCTTTGGCCGCTTTCGGTGTTATAGAGGAGGTGCCAGTTGTTCATGGTCAGACTTTCGGAACGGCGATGATGCAGGCGTCGTATTTGCTGGGGTTCGCCCCGATGTTGTGGCGGATGGCGAGGCGGCTGCCGGTGGGGATTTCTCGGCCGAAGGTGTTGAGGCGCAGGGCTGGCACGCTGAAGTTTTCAGTGGCGCCGAAGGCGAAGTTCAATTCGCCAAAACGGACTTCGCTGCCAGCGGCGCCGACGCCGATCTCGTAGACGGCATCGCCTTGCGAGGCGGTGTCGGTGTCGCTGGCGGACGGGGCGATAACGAAGGCGGTGTAAGGTTGGCTGGTGCTGCTGACGATCTGGACCCAAGTGCCCGATGCGCCGCTCATGGCGGTGCCGGTGCTGGTGGCGGTGTCAATGCCGAGAACATCCACAGTGGTCGGGATGAGGGCGGCGTCGGTGGCGTTGAGGCACTGAAACTCGCGCACACCAAGGGTTGCGGTCTGCGAGGCTCGGACGCCTTGGACGCGGGCAGCGATGCGGCTTCCTGATGCGATTTTGACGGGGATACGAAACGTCATGCTGGAACATCCGCCGACAGCGATGTTCGGCACGATGACTGTCTCGCTGCCAGCGGCACCAACGCCGATGTCGAGCAGGGTGGCGCTGTCGGCGGTGGAGACGTTGACGCTACTAACGGCGAAATTTAGCATCGTGGTCTGCGCGCTGGTGGAGGCGATGACCTGCGACCATGAGCCTTTGGTGTGCGGCGTGGCCGAGGCGGTGAGCGTGACGCCGCTGGTGTTGTAGCCTGCGTTGGTGAACTCGTTGCCGTAGAACCACGGCTTGTCCGCGAAGAGCGGCGTGGCACCGAGGTAGGCTTTTTGCAGGCTCAAGGACATGGCTTACGAGGGGTCGGTGATGAGGTAGAGGGTGGTGGCGTCGGGGCTGCCGATGGCGGCGTATTCGGCGGTGGTGAGGCTGACGATGTTTGTGACTACGTCGCTGCCGCTGCCTGCGGAGGTGTCGCTGACTACGTTGACGCCGGAGCGGTCGGCGGCCGTGAGCGTGCGGGTCGTGCCGGTGGTGATGCCGGAGAGTTGGAACTTTAGATTCTTGGTGGCGTCTCCGTCGTCGTAGATAAGGAACGAGCTGTCGCTCATCACGTCGAAGAAGGACGTGTCGGTGAGCTGGTAGTCGTTGTCGCGGGAGGCGCCGACGATGGCTTTGCGCACATAGACGCCAGCCTGTTTGTAGGACGAAAAGGGCCACGTTCCGGAATTCGACCGGACCAGCCAGCGGCTATCCAGCGCGGCCGTGCCGTCGAGCGGGAGATCCGCATAGGTTGCCACTTCGCCTGCGAAGAAGGCAGATCCGCCGCCGCCTCCACCGGAGCCGGTGAAGTCGAAGTTGCCTGTCAGCGGATTGAACTTAATGGCCATTAGCTGCGGGTCACTGTGGCGATCTTGGCGTCATCCGAGGACGGCGTGCCGCCGACATAAGTGAATGTCAATGTGGCGACTGTCTGGCTGCCTTCTTTGTAGACTACCGTGGAAAGATTGTTTGTCGTGGAGACGTAATTCAGCTCAACCGCGTTGTGCTGCGGGATGTTTAGTCCGGCGATGTTTCTGACTGAGACGTTGGGATGCATGGGCTAAACTCTCTAATTTCGCTATAAATTAGGCGGCGGGTTGGGCGGTCATGCCGAGTTGCTGGTCTTGGGCCATCTTTTGGAGCGCGGGTTGCGCGCCGGTGCGGCCGATGACGGCGTTTTGCTGTTGTTGCAACTGGAATTGGAAAGCCTGTGCGCGGGCGTCGATCATCTTGCGGAAGATTTCGTCCTGCTGGTAGCGCTGCTGGACGGCGGGGTTGGACTGAATGATTTGCTGCAAGGTTTGCAGGCGGACTTGGGCGTTTTGTCCGCCTTCTTTAAGCGGCGGCTCGGTGCCTGCGGCGATTTTGGCGAAGGCGGTTTGTTCGTCTTCTTGCTCGGCCTGGGTAGCGGCGCCGATGTCCTTGATGAGGATGCCGGCGAGATTTGGGTCTACTGCCTGCATCATATATTGGACCAAGCCAACTCGATCGATAACGCCGAAGCTGTCCAAGGGAACCAAGACTTTGGCGAGGTAGTCTAATTTGGCGCCGAGGGCTTCGGAGTCGAGCAACCGGGCGTCGAACTCGCAGGTCACATCGAAGCGGCCGCGGATGTCGGCGGGGCTGGCAGTGAGCGGGAGATTGGGGTTGCCGGTGACGCGGGCGACTTCTTCCGCGGTCATATACTGCTGACAAAGAGCGAGCGTCTGGACGAGGCAGAGCTTCATATCGAGGAGCCACGAATCGACCAACTCCTGGGTGTGCAGCATGTAGCGTTGCGGCGGGACGGCTTCGCTGATGCGGCCGAAGTAGTTGTCCACATCGTTGCGGATGGACATCTCGACTTCGATGCTGCCGGCGTCGGGCTGCGGCGGGTTCATCCAAGTGATCTCGCCGGGGCGGCGCTCGGGGATCTGCACGCCCGGTCCCATGATGAGGTCCATCTTGCCGCGCGCGGCGGGGGTTTTGAGCGGGGGCAAGGTGACAATGCTGGCGCGGTCGCCTCGCATGTCGCGTTGGATTTTGACTTCTTCCTGGGCGGTCTGGACGATCTCCGGCACGCCGCGGGACTCCAAGATGGGGCGTGAGGCGCGTTCGCGGGGCAGCTCGACGAAGGGATAGAGCGCGTGGGCGT